CATATCGCCCGTTACGGCAACGTAAGGCTGTATGTCGGGCTGGATATAAAACTGGGGGTTTCGGGATCTCTTCCCGTACTTCTCATTCCACTCGGACAGCGGAATCATTTTTTGTTCTACTTTGTCGAATCGATAACTAGCTCTGGTCATTGTTTGGCTTAGCCGCAGCCTGGGCTTTCATCACCTCAACCTGGGCCTTGCCCCTCTCCCTAAGTTGCTCTAATTCCTGTGAGTGCTTCTCTCTGTCCTGTCTAAGATCTTGCAGATGCTGCTGTTGGTCTTGGCGCAGATCCTGCTGGGATTCCAGAACGGAAATTTCTAGCTCTTTCGACTTCAACTGAAGCTGAAGCATTGACTCCTTCTGGGACTGTTGGAATTCAGCCTGAGACTTCAACATTTCCTGCTGGAACCGCTTATCCTCTCGAGCCTCTTCGGCCTTCATCCTTTCAAGTTCTGGATCGGGTTTAGGCGGGGGCGGATTTCTCTCGATCTCTTCCAGAGTCTCTTCCATCTCCCGACCCCACCTGAATTTTCTTAGGTAGGTTTTGAGGAGTTTGACAAGAGGCTCTGCCGGGATTCCAGCCTGCGTTAATGGGAAGACTGCTGTTAGATAGGACGAAACGCCCTCGAGCGCGTTCGCCATCTCGGCCTTGTCCCTTTCCTCATCAGGAGCGACAGTAGAATCTGTTTCTATGTCGATCGAGTAAGTTCTTAGAAGGTCGTCTTCAAGCGTAGGCTTGACAGGAACTAGCTGCTGTCCTTCTGGACCCTGAACCGGAACTTGCATCTGAAGCCCGGTCATTCGCTCTATCGTATCGACAGAGAAATGCTCGCAAACTACTTCCGCCGCAATTCTGAGCGTGTCGCGGAAATACCTTTCAATTTCCTGTTTAGGCGTGAGATTTCGCTGCGAGCCAAACTGCGCTTTAAGGACTTGCGCGCCCTTTGTTTCTCGAGGGTCGCTGACTCCTCTTGAGATGTCAGATAACCCAGTAAGCTCAAATATCTGTTGTACAAGGCCCTCTCTTTCCTGAATCAAGCCGGATAAAACTTTGTAAGCCTGTTCTACGGGGAGATAGTCAATAAGTTTCGAGACACCCCCAGATTGCGCGAAAGCGTTCCAATCAGGAACCGCTATCATCTGATTGTCATCTGCCTCGAATAAACGCCTGAGCGTATCCTTCTCGTTACCCGCATATAGCCCCACCATCTTGATCGATCGGATCAGAATGGCGATTCTCTTTGTTACGCTATCTAATTCATTAGCCTGATGCTGATAGAGAGTGAATAGCGGTATTGGTTGTAGAGAATCATTTGTATTTATCGGCATGACTGGCCGAGCGGTAGGATAGAAATTAACCAGCCTTAAAGGATCACCTCCTTCCTTCCCCCATTCCTTCCTGTCTCCCTCCAGTCCAATCTTTACTTCTCTGGTTTTTTTGAACCAGACTTCATGAACCTCTGCATGAGTTGGGGCGAAGTTCCTTTCATTCCCGCTACCAGAAGCGTCTACAGTTAGTGAAACTTCATTGCCCTTCTTAGGACCGAGTAGCTTTACTAACTGTTCTCTATCAAGGAATGAGATGTAATCAACCCATTCAACATCTTCCCATCGCTTTGCTTTCTGATGGCGGAAGTTCTTCCACGGCCATCGAGTAATCTCTACGGATTCATCGACAACCTCTTCAACCTCTCTCTCTATGAAGGGCTGGTCTTCATTGAACTGTATTTCAGCGGGATCTAATTCTTCATCGTCTAAGTAATACCTGCTACCAACAAGCTCACCCAATGGAGATAGCTGAGGAATTTCCGATACGTTCTCTGCCTTTCTCGTCTTGGACATTAAAGGCTTGTATCGGACCTTAGCGACCGTCCTGCCAGGCAAGAGGTAGTCCATTACGGAATTTATTCCGAACGAATAGAAGTCGCCGTCATCCATGACGAACTCGATAACTCGCTCGATAACTTTAGCGCCTTGCTTGGCTACAGGATTGTCGTCTCGGTAGCGGCGACGAATATCCGGCTTGGGCGTTTGCGAGAATAGTGCGGGCCTTTGAACTTCCGTATTCGACCAGAGAATATTGAAAACAGCATCTTCATTCTTTTCCTGGCGATATCGTTCGATAACTTTCTCGCCGCGCCTCTCCCACTTCTTATGCTCTTTATCGCTTAGGTCGTACTGTTCCCAAAAGGCTTTAACGTCCAATTAGATTATTTCCACTCTGTTGTTCGTCCTCCGAACCTCATTCATGCAATCATTGAAAGTAACGGGCATTATTGGTTGCTCATGCCAAGGCTTTTCTTCCTTCGGCTTTTTCTTGTTGTAAGGTCTTGCCATACAGCCGTATCGGCACCCGTCCCCCGGATGATCTTCCCCCTTCTTCTCAACATCCTCGGGCTTGTTCTTGTCCATTTCTAAAGTCGGGACAGTTCGACAGAAGTGATTACATGTATCGAAGGCTAAAAGCATCTTGTCCTTTACCCTTGAATACATGTCCTGCCACCCCTTAACTCGATCGTCGTCAGCTTTCGCAAAGCAGACGCCAGCCTCATTAAGTTTTTCTGCAGGAGACTTTCCTGTTCCGTGATGGTTAAAGGCGTCTCCACCTATAACCGCTATGTCTGGTTCTCCCCACTCTTTAAGATCGACGCCCACGTTGTAAGCATCCATCCTCAGACCGACATTGCCCTTTTCCCTTCCGTACCATTCTCGGATTAAGATTAAGCACCCCTTTGGGAATGTAATTTGCTCGCCGGAAAGGTCTCTAACGGGCTCGCCGTCTGAAACGGCGAACATACCGAACCAGAACGGCTGTCTGAATCCCCAGTCCCCAGCTAGAACTCTCGTCCAATGCTCCGGCACTGAGAAGGGCCGTATGATGTTTTCCTGGCTCCAGCAATCCAACCAGGCTCCGGGGACTACGTTCCAGTCACCGTCCCTTAATTGCTTCTGCTGGTACTCTGGAAGGTCAGAGAACTGCGCTTCGTAGTCGTCGTCTAAATA